CTATGGCAGACCAGATCTAGATTGGTTGATCTATCTTGCTAATGATATTGTAGATCCCCATACACAGTGGCCGAAGTCTTATCTACAGATGCAAGACTATATCGCTATGAAGTACGGATCAATCTCAGCTGCTAAAAGCAATATAGAGTATTATCAGAAATACCCTGAGACGTATTATATGTCTGTAGATGGTTTCGAGTTCTCTGCAGATCCAGATGATACTATGAAGGCAACAGAAACAAATGCTGATATCAAAATAACACCACAAACATACGCTCTGATTGATGATCAAATCAATTACTTCCCTGTTTATTCATATGATTATGAGATGCAACTGAATGATGACAGAAAGACTATCATTCTGATTGACAACAGTCTCAAGTCTCAGATTGTAACTCAAATGCGAGATCTATTGAATGGCTGAAGGCTTCACTCCTGGTCTGCTTAAAGATCTGAAAGTAGTATTAAAGAACGCCGACAACACTCGTCAGGCGAACATCACCAACATCACACTACAGATCTCAATCACAGAAGATATATTCAAGAACACTCTGTATGGTTCTATGCGGATTCGAGATGCTTCAGACCTTCTTGGAGGCTCAGCAGGTGGCTTCGCTATCATAGGAGAAGAGTTTGTTGAGATCGACTACAGCGTTGATTGGAGACCAGCACCTGTTCCAGTAAAACTTAGGTTCGCTGTCTATAATATCTCAGACATCGAGTATATGCAAAACAATACAAAGAAAGAATACACCCTACATTTCTGTAGCGAAGAACATCTAATTGATGCTACAACTGTTGTTATGAAGGGCTATACATCTCCTCATAGCGATAATGTAAAGAATCTATTAGAAGACTATCTGCAAATCAATAAAGAGAATGTGCCTTTTCCGGGAAAACGTGTTAAATTGATCAATTATTTGGAGACTACCAAGGGCATTCAAAATGTGGTTATTCCAAGGCTTCCTCCAATTCAAGCTGCGCAATTCCTGGCAAGAAGATCTATATCTGATTCAAACTTCGAGTCTGGTACGTATCTATTCTTTGAGAACTTCAAGGGCTTCAACTTCTGTGATGTTGAGTTTCTGATCAAGAAGGGTATAGAAAAGGCTAGAGGCAATGCAGGTACAATCAAGGGTGACTACCTCTACTACTATGAAAATCCATTGGTTGATACCAAACAGACAAACCCAAGAGAAGTATTCACGATCATAAGAGCTGCTCATAAGAGTTATTTCGATACTATTCTGAAGCTGAAGAATGGTATGTTTGAGTCTGATATGATTATCTATGATTATGTCAATCAGAAAGCTATTCCTAGCCGTTTCAGGTTCCTCAATGATGATACAAAGACCAACAACAAGTCTCTGGCTCTGGGCAATCTAAATGAGAAGTCATTCCCTGAGAACAGCATTACCTTTATGAACAGCGTGACATCAAAGGATGATAAGGAAGTCAAGTACAGTAGATTCTTTGTCATTCCTAAGGACACTTCTCCAGCGACCAACGACACATTCCTTGATATCATCTATCCAGCAAGAGCTTCATACTTCACTAGACTGGCTCAGAATATGTTCACTCTTGATGTATATGGTAATCCCAATATCAATGCTGGTGATGCCGTATACATTAACGTTCCTGAAGGCAATCCTCAGCCAAGTCATTCAAGCCATGTGAATAGATTCACTGCTGGCTATTACCTTGTATGCACAATCAATCATATCCTTACTCAGACTACATATCAGGCTAAGTGGGATGTGTACAGGAATGCATTCAGCTCGAAGGTTGATACGACTGATGAGGCTGTCGCTACAAAGGTTACAGGAACTGATGGCAAATCATTGATCGATGACTACGAAGAGAATCAAGACAGTGCATCAGCGTTGCCTGAAGACGATCAACAAGTTGTTCCTTTCCTACGATCAATATTGTCATAAAGAGAGAATAGATGATTAATGATGTAAACAATCCAAACAATCCTCATATCTTTGGCTTAGACAGATTCATTCCGTTCTTTGGTATTGTAGAGGATAGGGACGATCCGTTGTGTTTGGGTCGTTGTAAGGTTAGAATCTTTGGTGTCCACCCTGATGATAAAGAACAGGTGACTACACAACAGCTTCCTTGGGCATTTCCTGTTATGCCAATTATTGGTAATGCTGCTCTTGGTGGTATTGGACATGCAGCTGTTGGTCCTGTTGTAGGTACAAACGTTGTGGGGTTCTTTGCCGATGGTTATGATCGTCAGCAACCATTCTTCTTTGGTTGTATTTCAGGAGGTAGTGGCCAGTTTGGTTCAGGAGCTTCTCAAAATGCATCTCCTGATGGGGCTGATGGCAATTCAGCGTATGGACCTCAAGGCGATCCAGGAAGTCTACAATCATCGCAACCTCTTGGGACTCTAGACTCTAAGAAGTCTGTTCATCATAAAGGCGCTGACATTGCTGCTGTTGTAATGAACCGTTTTGGACTTAAGGACTTTCAAGCTTCTGCTGTGGTTGCCAATCTAATTCTTGAATCGGGCGGAGGTCTTGAGGTTAGAAGGGAAATTGGTAAGGGTGAAGGGAACGTTCCTCCTCCTATCAACTCAGGCGGTATCGGTTGGGGACTTGCTCAATGGACAAACAGCAAGAACGGTACAGGTCGATATAGGGACTTCTGTAATTGGGCACAGAGGAATGGCAAAGATATTAAAAACTACAACCATAACGTTGAGTTCTTCCTATACGAATTATCAACAACTAAACAAAACGTCATCAACGGTCTGAAGAAAGGTGGAATTCGTCCTGGAAATAAGGTAGGATTGCCTGGACCGTACAACGTAGATACAATTCAAGGCGCGACCGGATACTTTTGTGCCATCTTTGAAGTTCCTTCAGCAAGATATGCTCATATTGATAGAAGAATTGAGCATGCGAGGAAGGTTTGGGGCTGTCTACAGAAATCTGGAGCACCTGTTCGTTCAACGGGAACGCAACCACCGAGATAATAGGATACAATATAATGGCAGCTTTACTTTCAATTTCCGTTAACGTCACTTTCGGAGCATTTGTTCTTGGTGAACAAGTTGCATCTGGTACAACTGTGGCAACTGTTAGGGGAATCAACCCAGAATCAAAAACAATTTCCGTAGATCCACCGTTTTTTGGGTCTTTCGCTCCGGGAGCTCCGATTTTAGGGTTGACATCAAAGACGGTTGGTGTGATCAACAACTCATCGACTACGAATGCTTTGGATTTATTTTCTATTTTCGGTAATCAGATTCCCAAAGACTTTTCTTTAACTGACTACATTACAAAGTTGCCAACTATTGAGCCTGAGAAGTACTTCACTTTGTCTCAGGATTTAGAAACCGCTATTAAGGATGTTGGGGAATCGTTTGGTTCTAACCTAGCTACTCCTGAAGTGTACGCAAATCCTTCTGCCAATTCAAGCGTTGATCCTTATCTAACACAAACTCGAACTAATCCGTTGAATCCGAAGGCAACTCCAGGTGAAGCGACTCCCAATAACGTTGAGAACACCCCTGTCGCCAATGAACCGACTTATGAATTCAATTCTAGATACCCATACAATAAAGCTTTTGTGTCTGAATCAGGTCATATTAAAGAAATTGATGACACTCCTGGCTATGAAAGGCTACTAGACAGACACGCATCCGGAACGTACAACGAGATGCAGCATGATGGTAATATGATTACCAAAGTTGTGTCAGACAAATACACCGTTGTCTGTGGTGATGATTATATCAGCATCGAAGGCTATGCGAATATTGTTGTCAGAGGAAATTGTAACCTAAGCGTTGGCGGTTACATCAATGCTGAGGCTGACAAGGGTATCAATATGAATACCAAGGGTGATTTCCGCCTCAAGGCAAAGTCTATCAATATGGAGACGACTGGGGGCAATATCACAGCCAAGTCTTCGGCTAGTACTTTATTGACAGCAGCTGAAAAAACTGACATCAAATCTAAGTCACATCATATTGACAGTACAGAGATCACATCACTTTCGGTTGGTCAGCAGTTTATTGTTGATGCCCAAAAGATCTCACAACGTTCTAAGTCAAGTATTGATATTGTTTCTGATGCCGCAACATCAATTAAGTCTACGGGTGCGACTAACATCAAGTCCGGAGCTGCTGTGAATGTAGAGGGTTCTGGCAATATCAGCCTGAAGGGTTCAAAGGTTCTGTCATCGCAGATTGAGTCAACAAAGCTGAGTACAACAACCCTCATATCCCCAGCTCCTTCCGGTGTAGCTACAGTGACTGCTCCCGCCTCAGCTACGGATGCTGTCGCGGATGCCCCTATTCCTGCTGAGGAATCAAAGGGTTCAGGTATTCTATTCATTACTGACATTGATAATATCGGTATGGCAATGGATGATGACCCTGAAGGTAGAACAATCGCTTTGAAGCATGCCATTGAAACGGGTAGCGTTAGTCAAGAAGAACTAGATTCACAACCTTCTGATGAAGGGGAAAGTGATGATTCTCCGCCTCAAGATGTAAGCGGAGCACCTTCTACAAATGGCGGCTCTAGAGCTATGGTTCTTACTAGACCGACAATTACAAACGTTGGTCAAAATCCAGCGGACAACTTGAGACTTTCAACGCACTTTCAGCTTATGAATTTGTCAAGTAGAACTCCAGTGTCTGCGTCTAGAATTAAAGGACCAAGGGCACAAGAATACGTCGGCAACCTTCAGATCCTTGCACAAAACTGTTTAGAACCGATCAAAAAGAGATACCCGAATATGTTTGTATCATCAGGGTATAGAAATTATGTTCCTGAAGGCGGTGCGACAAATTCACCGCATCTAGTAGGACAGGCTGCTGATATGCAGTTCAGCGGAGCTTCGAAGTCTGAGTATTACGTCATTGCGCAATGGATTAAAGACAACTGTCCATATGACACTCTAATTCTCGAATACAAGAATACAGGTACAACTTTGCCATGGATTCATATTTCTTGTAAAGCTTCGGGTAATCAAAATAGAGTTATGACGTTTTGGAATCACAATAAGTGGTGCAACGGATTGAAAGATCTAGCGTTCAAGAAAGAATAAGGGATAAAAAAAGAGGGGACATTTCTGCCCCCTCCCTTATCAGTATTGTGGTATTACTTAGAACCGTAGACCTACGCCCACAAGTCCGCCATGCTTGCCGACAATACCATTGAAGTCATTGTAACGATATTCAACCTTTGTGTATACAGGTCCAACAACGTTGACTTCAAGACCGCCACCAAGGCGAAGACCTTCAAGGCTACGACCTGTAACCTGACGCCAGCTAGAATAACCAGCCTTGCCATACAGCAGTACATTGTCGTTAATGACGTATCCTAGGCGAGCACCAGCACCGATGTCACGGCGATCGAACACGTTGTCAATCGTTGCCTCGACACCAGCAACAACCTTACCGAACTGGAGGTCGTAGCCCACACCAGCACCATAGGTTACATCAGTAGGATCAACACCCTTGGTCACGTCATCAGCACCAGCTGTGACTTCAATACGAGGACCGTTGAAATCGCCAGCCATGGCAGGGGTAGCTACTGCCGTAGCGAGAGCAATAGCAATAAGGGCAAAAAACTTCTTCATATATCAATCACTTTCTTTAATTCGACAACGAAGCTCACTTGAGCTATAGTTGTGCTTTCGTTTACAGAAATAAACAGGAATGTCTAGACCATATCCTGTGTAGGATTTACTGTCGGCATAATCATCACCCAAGAATCGAATGTTGATTTGAGTGTTCGACAGCAAATTTAGTAAGTCCTCTTCAGTATCATACGGGATGATATCATCTACTACCTTCAATGCCTTTAGTTGTAGGTATCTCTCGAATGTAGACTGAATTGGTTTATTCTTTTGGGGACGATCTATTGTTGGGTCAGTATGAAGACCAATGACCAAACGGTCGCACTTTGACTTGGCTTCTGCTAGCATTAGAATATGACCAGCATGTAGTAGGTCAAAGGTGCCAGCTGTGAAGCCGATCTTCACTCTACGTCCCCAATAAAATTGGCAAGAGTTGCTGGTGTAGGAGCTTCCCAGTTTAGAATCTGACCTGTTTCTAGATCAATATCTAGGATGAGATAGTCCCCGAAATGGTTTCCAGGAAAGAAGCCTGGAACATATCCTCCTTCAGAATACAACACCTCTCCATCCTGGTCCTTGATTGTATAGAATCCTTCGTCGCGAACTTTAACGTGCACAGACACAGTTCGAACGTCTACATCGACGGTCTTTTTCATACCGATCTTCACTTGATCAGCACCAGTAGATGAGGATCTGTACAAGCTGGTCCTGCATCCGTTTCGACAACAACCTTGCCCTGTGCGTAGCATTCGGCAGCGATTCGCTTTCTGTGCACTCTCTCGTCGTAATCAGTGCTGAGCATTAATGCGATACCGCCAAAGAACATACCGATTAGGAAGAACACCCAACCAATATCACCGAACCATCCCCAAAAATCATTCCAAACCTTAATCATAATAAAAACTCCTCAAATTACGAAGGTGCCCTACGTGTAATAGTGTTGTAGTGAAGCTTGCCAGGAGAGAAATACTTTAGAAAAATGTTTACGGCAAGTTCAGAGTCATATGGCTTGCAGCTGAAAATATCAACGTATGCAGAATTGCGATCTGCGCAACAGAAATGTGCTGAGATATTAGAGTCCTGCAGAAGCTGATAGATACTGTAACCGATCTTATTAGGATCATTGGTGTCACACCAAAAGATGTGAAGGTCACCAATCTTGACCATCTCAATTCGATCAAGTAGTTCGTCTACAAAGCTTTGAAAAACTTCTTTACTGTTGATAGCTACTGCGTCGCATTCTGCTGCATCAATACAGGTAAGCCATCCCCATGGTGCGCCCATTCCCTTGTCCCCCATTTAGGTGTAAAGGTTTATTTATCAATCCTCGTCGAGGTCGTATAGAGTGTCAACATCAAGCGACCTCAAAGCGTTATTAAGGCGTTTCTGCTTTCGGTGTTGGTTTCGTTCTCTAGACTCATTCCGGGCGCTGTAGTCATCATCGTAATCGCGGAACTTGTTACGGTGATAGTCATTACGGGAATTGGACATGGTATTGTTACTCTACTCCGTTATTCTTCTGGGGGATTTTCATTTGTATCGTCTTCATCTAACGAGCCATGGGTTCTCTTGATGTGCTGTGCTAACGGACCCGGAAGAAACAAACCGTCCTCCGCTGAACTTACGCAACCATATGGACAAGGGATTGCCCGATCCCGACCAGAGCGACCGTCCTTTTTTGTTTCCCGACCCTCCGGAGGAGTATCAGGCAGCAGCCCAGGAAATGTCGTTGCCACGAGCTCATAGGTGATACCGTCATACGGGAGTGTCTTGTCCTTGACAGCCAAAAGGAGTTCGGCATCATCCGGATCAAGTGACTCAAGCACCTGAACAAAGAGCGTCTGACGTCTCAGATCATGAAGCTGAGGAGCAAGACCTTCAATAAAGAGGTACAGCTTCTTTGATTCGCGATAAAGCGAGCCTTGGGCATCAACACCCTTTTCGAGCTTGGTAAAGGGAGGTGCACCATCCGGGAGAAGAAACTTGACATCGGGATGGTAGGCAGCGTGCAGGATTCGAATTAGAGAATCATTTTGCGCACATGAGGCTAGGGCATTCTGCCTTTCCTCGAACTTCTTAATCTTGGAAATTTCGCTGAGGATCTCGGCGATACCCATAATTTTAGACATTTTCAATTTCTTTCATATGTTGTTTCAACTCACGAACAATCATACCAAACTTGAGAACAGGATCGGCGCTAGACCAGCCGGTATTCTTCGTCCTCCTCTTCGCGTTATAGATATTCGCTCCATTATATAGCATAGAATAAAGCTTACTCGCGAGGATCTTTTCTTCTTCAGTCAACATCACGTGAAACTCCAGATAAAGTCAATTGTCAACAGCACGCCGGAGATTATGGTTGAATAGAACCAAACGACATACCAAACAGAAAAAAATGAATACTTATCCTTTTGAAGCTCTGCCCAGATCACAAAGCTGCGATGCTGTAGAAACGCGAACCAAGATATGATATTGAACGCCACTACAGTGATCATAATCTTTTCGAAAATGGTCATATCAAAAATCCCCGATGGCTCCCATAAGGTTCTTTAGCTTAAACTGAATGAAGTAGTTAAACAGGTCGCGCTTGTGACCATATTCCTGACCCTCGAACTGTTCAAGGATCTGAGCCTCAATGTAGTCAGGAATGCAATCAAAGTCAATCAGCTGCTTGTTGCGCAGATAATTACGCTTGGTGTTCTCGTCAGTCTGCATAGGATCATAGGAGATCTCTGCGATGCGCTTGGCAGTCAGAGGCTTCTGACGGAGATTCATGACGAAGGTGTTGTCGGCTGATAGGCAGTTAGGAATACCATCGCCCTTGTCGCCCTTGATGGTGTGTTCCATCAGGTACTGCTCGGGGTAGGAACAGTTGATTTCTTTCTTGGTCAGAGGGCTGTACTGTGTAACCCGAGGATACTTCTGAAGCTGCTGGTAGTCCTTGTCGCTTGAGGCGATGAGAACACCTTCCGCATGATAGTGCTTGGTGAGGACTGCGACAATATCGTCAGCCTCGGCATGCGGCACCTGAAGCACCTTGTAAGGGAAGAACTCCTTGAGCTCTGCCTTGAACTTGTCGAGAGCCTTGAATATCGCGTTCCAGTCAATATCAGACTCTTCGCGAGCCTTCTTACGATGTGCCTTGTAGTACGGGAAAATACCCTTACGCCAATAATCCGTATCGTCACAAGCGATCACAACGTTGCCGAAGTCCTTATACTTGACACGGACAGCGCGAATGCTGTTGAGCAGGATATGGCGAAGGAGTTCTTCGTCAATTTCAATTTTCTTCTGAGCACCGATAGACGCGAACGTCGAAGAGATCAGGAACTGGCTGAGGTCAATAATAATCATTCAAATTTCCACCGTTTCGATTCGAAGAGCTTGCATATAATAATCGGGCGCAGTCGGCGAGGTGTTGAAGGAGTTTACCTTAGTCATATGAGCTTGAGCCTCTTCGAGAGAGTTGAACTCTACGTCCCAGTAATCACTACCCCAACCACGTTCTGATTCCATCATCTTCACGACGAACTTTGTCATTTCGAGAGCCTTGCTTGAATTTCAGTATAGAATTGATTGTACTTGGCGAGACGGGCGATATCCTTTTCGGTGATGCCCTTGAGGCGACGGATGTCGGTGTTGTGACGAAGGTCGGCCATCTTGACTCGCATCGCATCTTCGTTCGCGAACACGCCCTGCTTATACTGCTCGTAGCTCTGACCGGGCATCTTGGTGAGAGCAGCTACGGCTGTGAGAACCCGAGCAGTGCAACCGATGTCAGCGAGATCGTTCCAGGTGGTGTTGGTGTCTTCAACGACGTCGTGTAGGAGAGCGATGCACTGAAGCTCTTCGTCATCGGACTTGAGGTAGTGCATGACCTTCATCGGGTGAAGGATGTAGGGATTGCCACCTTTGTCGAACTGCCCTGCATGGGCGTTGGTTGCCAGGACTAGGACTTTGCCGAGGAGTTCGCCTTTTTTCATTTTAGGTTTCCTTTCCTTATTATTCATACTACCCTAGATTTAAAAATAAGGCAAGGAAAATTATTCATCGTTGGCAGGATCCTCTGGCTCGTCGTCTTCAATCACAAATCGATATCCGCCTTCGTGCTCTTCAACGACGATCTTCTGTTGAGCCATAAAATCAGCTGCGGCATCTTGAAACGGATGCCACTGATCAACGCACTTCATAAGCAGAGCCTTATACGACTCGAAGAAGAAAATCATCTCTGCTCCGTGTTCGACTTTACGAAGGTCTATACCGTAATATTCGTCTAGGTCGTTCAAGAGCTCGTTTGCGGTTTCTGTACAGATATCCTGTATGACGTCATTGTCTTCAAGATCAGCTCGTTCTTTCTTCTCTTTGAGGCGAGAAGTAAAGTCGATAATATTGTCAGTCATTTATATTAGTCCAAAACAACAGAAGTAGGAGCCACCAAAGACTTTGCGTCGAGGCGAGGTAAATTGAAGCGCCAAACACTACAAGATTGAGCAACAAGGCGTATACATATGCAATCATTGGATCGTTCTATTCTTCCTAGATTCTACCGCAGCCATAAGCTCGTCTGCTTCGTCCTCGTCTAGGTACTGAACGTCAAACGGTTCGGCTTCATCGAAGAAACTACCGTCCTTGATCGCCTCAGAAATTCCAACCAGAAGCTCCTGAAGTTCTTCATCAGTTCCAGGGAAGCTTTCGAAGAATTCGTCGGCGAACTCAAGGTGCAGTTCTTCGCCGTCATTCGTTTTAATTTTCATTTGATGACTTTCAATAGGATTGTTTCAGGGTTGATACGACCATTTGGCTTGGTCTCGTTTGTCTTCAGGTCTGACATGATTGACCTGAGAGCAACCTTCCCTGCTGTAAGCAGAGACTGAATGGTGATATCTGGCTTTCGCAAGCTCTTGCTTAGTGAAGTCTCGACATCGTAGCCAATAAGAGTAGTACCCTTCACTTGGATCCCATTTGGGCCAACAGAGTCGTAACGAGTCAGCTTCTTGTATTTTGTGTTGTATGTCCAAAGCTGCGAAGCTCCAATGATGTTGGTAGGATCTACCGACACAATCTTGAGCGGTGCGAACTCCTTCATATATTTAAGGTTCTTGACGAGGTCAATCGCAGACTTCTGCTTACGTTCGCGAGGCTTGCGAACCTTGACAACCTTCTTGTTGCCGATGTAGCGGTTGAGGTCATCAATCAAGGTTTGCATGAAGGTGCGTTCAGCCTTGAGCTTCTTGCCGTAGGCTTCCTTGACCTGCTCATCGTCAGACATGATCTCATCATAGATCGGCTGGTAGTGATCAAGAAACTTCTTCGCAGCTGCTTGCGAGACTTGATTAGCCTGCAGGAACTCATACATTGACTTTCGGTCGTCAATGACCTCTGACTCAGCATCGGACAGCAGCCGATCGGTTGCCTTGCGCACACGATCCTGAATCGAGATGACGTTGGTCGTTTCCTTGGGAGTCTCGGTCTTGATCCCGTGCAGGGCATTTTCCTGAATGCGAGCCTCAAACCGAGTCATCATGTCGGCAGGGAAGGTTGTGCCGTTGAGCATCATCCGAGCCATCCAGCAAGCAGTCGTGCTGGTGCGCCAATCGGGAGCGTTGCGGATATCCTTGATCAGCTGAGCTGACCTACCACTCTTCTTGAGATAGTCAAGGATCCACTTCTTGCCCTTGACATGATCATATTGCTCGTTGTACCAATTGAACGCTTTGGTCATTTCTAGCGAAGAAATATCACCAACGAACTTAGGCTCGTTACCGAACTGAATCTGTTCGGCAGTCTTGCGGGGCTTCTTCTTAGAAATGAGCTTGTTGAAATTAGCCATCGTTGATTCCTACAATAAAAAAGAGAGGGGAGTCAGGACACTTAGCCAACCGGCAATTTGCGCAATCCCACTCGGGACTCCCTCTCAGTAATACCATACTACCCTAGATTTTAAAATAAGGCAAGGATTATTTCTCGCTGTGCTCTATCCATTTTTGGTACAACCCGACTTCGCGACCGTAAGCCTCGATCTCCCATGGGCTGTCGAAATAGTGATCTTCCTTAGCCTTCGGCTTCCAGACCTTGCCCATCCACTTAGAACTAGTCTTAAGACCACCACGAGAAGCAATCACATATCCGGTCTGAAGCTCGTTCTTGGCATGCTGCTTAACGTGCACCATCTCGTGAGCAAGGGTCTTGATGATGTCATCGTCGTCCTTCGCGCCTCGCAGGTTGATGGTGAACCAACGAGGGTTGCGGGTGCCTTCCTCGTCAACGCATTCGCCTTGGACATCGGACTTAGGTGTGCGCTCTATGTCAAGCATGATATTACGGACCATTCGCGGGTCCATAAGCTTGGCGGCAAAAAACTCTGCTGCTTGGCTGAGTTCGGCGGATCGCTTCGGGGTGAAGCCTTTGACAGTTATCTGCATAACTACCCTTCTACCTGATTTCCGGAAATAGGTCAAGCGGTTTCTTGACACGACGATACGATCCCTTGCCTTTCTTAGCAGGGACTACCTTGGGCTTGTTCACGCGAGCGCATGCACGAGCGATAGGGTTTCTAGAAGAAGGTTGCTTTCTCATATTATCAGTATAACGGTTATGAGAAAATAAAGCAAGGATTAATTTTTAAAAGAAAATCAACGACTTAGGTTATCTTGAGATTTCTTCCCAATCCAACGATGCAACTACAGTATCATTAGAACTATTAGATGCTACAACAAGCGTGATCTCTTGCGGCGTTGATGTCAATCCATTTCTTTCGAGTTGAAACTTAAATAGAGCTTCTTTTAAAATGTCGATTTTAGTGGTTCCTTGATTTGAAGCGCTGAAGAATCCGCTTGCAAGAATTCTTCCGTCAGAATAAGAAGTTCCGGTAATATTATATTCGACTGCGCTATCATCCCCTGCGCTTGTCCAAGTGCCGCCAGTAGTTGTACCGGATGCCCTTACTTGCCAGTTAAAGGCTCCGGTAGTAATTGGCATTACCGAAAGGGCAGTAAGAATAACGATCGCGTCTAAACGATCCGGAGACGCTTTTAATCTTATTGCGATTACGGGGTAAAATGTTCCAGCAGTGCCCAACGTTCTCGGCGTATTAATAGGAATACCGATAGCCTGTTGCAACCCTCTAAGTTCATATCCGCCTTCTGAAATTACGGTAGAACAGACTTGTTTCAGAGTAGAGCTACTAGAAGTGTTGCCTGTGTTTTTTACCTCGTATCTGAGAGGTAAAGAAGCTGTGGTGATATACGTCGAAGTTATTAAGTTGGCGTGATGAAACGAGTGACAATGGATTAGCTTACCATCAATAACAAACCCGCAACGAACAGTGCCGAGACCGAGCCATTCAATATCCGTCCAAAAGATCTGAGCTTTCGTTAGGTCTAATGTGATATTGGAAGGGCAATTACCGGAACCCTGACCTGGTAAATTCTCGGTAGAACCTAATAGATTATCTTGATTCCAGTTTGCTTGTGCAACACGTGTTTCAACGACTGCGCCGCTGACATATGATCTCTCAACGAAATATGCGGTTGTTCCGTCTATTTCAAAGTAAACCCCATTCTGCGCTCCATAGTAACCAATTCTTTGACGAAGATTTGTTTTAGGAGTTTCAGGTACAAACGTGTTAAGAACAAAAAGAGACTTACCGGGTTGGTACGAAAACACCTTGGTCGTTTCGCGAATAATTTCGGCATTGTTGGCAGTAGGAAGATTTAAGCTTATTAGCCCAGCGTTTGCGCTATGTGCGTATGTAGTTCCGGATGTATTAGTCGTGTTCCAAAGTCCGTTGTCTCTATAACGATGCGATGAGTCGAACAGAGTCATAGGAACGGACATTCTGGCGCGACCGAATGCATCAACGGCAACGCCAGAAGGATTACCTCCGTTTACAATGTTACCGTATTGATCAGCCAACATCCCAACTTCAAAGATGGTAGTTCCGTCTTTAAGGAATTGTTGAGTGTCTTTTCTAAACTGAGCCATAATTATCTCCGGGATATTTCTATCTATTTATAATAAATAGAACCAAACACCGGAGGAACTATGGCTCAGACGACCCCAAAGACAAAAGAGATATTCTATTCAGATTTTCTTTTAAATTTTGACAAGAACCCGAACACACAGGATCTTATTCGAGTCACGAATGAGCAGTCAGTAATCAACTCCCTCAAGAAGATCATCAAGACGAATCATTTCGAAGTTCCCTATGCGCCTTACTTTGGCGCTAACATTTATCGCTATTTGTTTGAACCTTTTACTCAAACGACAGAACTTGAAATTGAAAACGAAATTAAATTCGCCATACAGAATTACGAACCAAGAGCCGATCTGACGGAAATAAGGCTGACCTCAAGACCTGATGACAACGCTATCGATATCACTATTACTTTTTCTATTATAAATAATCCGAATCCTATTACATTCACTACAACGTTGGTCAGGGTCAGATAATGGCAAATAACTCCCTTTCTGTAAGCAATCTAGATTATACTGGTCTGAGAGAAGACCTCGTATCGTTCATGCGTAATTATCCGCAGTTCTCGGATTACGATTTTGAAGGATCAAACCTTCGCACCATCATTGACCTTTTGGCTTACAACACCTACATCAACAGTTTCTATACCAACATGGCAATCAACGAGATGTTCCTCGACTCAGCCGTGCTTAGAGACTCCGTCGTCAGTCACTCTAAAAATTTAAACTACATGCCGAGATCGGCTCGTTCGGCTCAAGCGTTCATCGACATCACGATCAATCCTGGCGACAACCCTTCATACATCACAATCCCTGCTGGTCAGAAGTTTGTCGGTAGCAACGGTAACAACGTATTTACATTCGTAACGACTGAAGACACAATCATCACTCCTGTGAGCAACACTTACGTCGCATCAAACGTTGCTCTATACGAAGGCGTCGTCCTAACCGAAAAATTCTCGGTGAATACTGCGATTGAAGAACAAAGATACGTAATGTCGAATCCGAACATAGATACGACGAGCCTTAAGGTTTATGTGACGAACGATCTTGGGCAATCTGAAGAGTGGACGTATTATCCAAACCTGTTTGACGTCAAGACTACAACGAAAGCGTATTTCCTACAAGCAACTGGCGACAACTACGAGATTACGTTCGGCAACGACATAACAGGCGTTTCCCCGCCCAACGGAGCTACAATCACAGCAACGTATAGATCTTGTAACAAAGACAAACCGAACGGAATCGCCCTGTTTAAAGCCACATCGTCTCTGGGCGGTTATTCTTTGTTCACCATCACTCCTAGCTCATACGCAAACGGAACAACAATCGCTGCATCCGGAGGTCTCGCGCCGGAAACAGCCAGATCTATTCGCTTCAACGCTCCAAGGGCATATCAAACTCTAGAAAGAGCTGTGACTGCAGACGACTACAGAAACATTCTATTCGCAGAATTTCCTGAGATTAGAGACGTTAGAGTTTATGGCGGTGACGAGCTTGATCCGCCTGAATACGGCAAGGTATATATCTCTGTAGACTTGTCGAACGCTGTCGGTCTTTCTGAATTAGAAAAAGAAAAGATCCAGTCGTTCATCTCCACGAGAGCCCCGATCTCAATCACTCCTGCCGTCATTGAAGCTGACTACACTATGATCGGTATTACGTCAACGGTCAAATACAACCTTAACAAATCCAATCTTGCTGCGAATGATATTCGAAGCGAGGTTCTTGCAGCAATTCAGACATACAACACAGACAACTTGGGCGTGTTCAATACTAGATTCCGTTACAGCCAGTTGCTTGCTGCCATCGACGCTGCTGATGCGAACATCGTTGACAACGAAACCCAAACGACATTGATCAAAGAGTTCAATCCTGTTCTTAATGAAAACTATACAGCATCCTTGAAGTATCAGAATCCTATCGTTGCATCGACGATTTATTCTACCGCATTCACGTACAACGGTCTTCAATGCACTCTTGCGGACGATGGCGCAGGTAGATTGTTCATCGTTTCGACCGTGGACGGCGTTGTCACTAAATTGATTAGGATCGGATTAATTAACTACAACACCGGTGTGATTAATATTACGAACCTAAATGTATCTGAATACGTCGGAAATTATATCGCTCTTTTCGTGACACCGAAGAACAACGATGTTACATCTAGGTTGAATACAATTATCGAAGTTGATTTTGAAAACGTTACTATCCAAGCCAAGGGAATTAGGCTGTAATGGAATTCGACAAGTATATTTCAGAGATTGTTGCGAAACAATTTCCCAGCTTTTATCAAGCTGAAGGAGAGAACTTTGTCGCATTCGTAAGAGCGTACTACGAATGGATGGAACAATCCGGGTATACAATCAATGCGTCAAAGAGCCTACTTGAATATAAAGATGTAGACACGACGATTGATCAGTTCTTAGCGAACTTCAAAGAAGAATTCTTGATCAACTTCCCTTCTATTACATCGGCTGATAAGAAGTTTCTCGTCAAGCATATCAAAGACTTCTACCAAACCAAAGGCAGCGTCAGAGGCATGCAGCTTCTGTTTCGACTTCTGTTTGACGAAGACATTGAAGTTTATGATCCAGGCACAGATATCCTCAGAGCATCCGATGGTATTTGGAAAATTCCTAGATATCTAGAAGTAGAACACACGCCAAGATCAAAGACCTTTGTCAATCAATCTATCGTAGGATCTATTTCTGACGCTACGGCATTCGTCGAGTCTGTATATACGAAGGTCGTAAACAATAGACTGATTGACGTTCTGATGATCAGCAACGTCAAAGGTAAGTTTCTTTTTCAAGAAACAGTAACGGATGATGGTAATCTATACAACGCTCCGAAGATCTTGGGGTCGCTGACTGCTGTTACGGTTACGGACGGCGGTGCGAACAATAGAATCGGTGATGTTTTAGATTTAAATACTTCTACGAGCGGAATCAAAGGGCAGATCAAGGTTACTGCGATTGAGGATGGAACAGGTCGAGTTATCTTCAATATTCTTGACGGCGGTTCAGGATACACAAACGCTGCATCTCAGGTTCACGTTTCCGAAAAGGTTTTGGTGATCAACAACAAGACTAATTCAAACGGCACAACCGATTATAACCTACTTGACACTATAAGTCAACCACTTTCTTCATTGACGTACACTATTTCCACACCATCAAGCCCGAACACTTCTTCTCTTTATCATTCAAACGTTTACGGTTATGATGGCGGCGGCACGGTCGTTTCTACGGGATTCATCGCGGCTATTGCTACGAGCCCAGCAAACACTATTATCATCAATAGAACGAATGGTAATTTTACCACTGCTACGACTATCGGAACAACCTCAAATGCTGTTCTGTTCACAGGATACACTCTTTCCGACGTCACCGCCACTGGAGCGGTCACAGGGTCAAACGAACTATCCGTAGGTCTTCATGACATAAACAATACGTTCTATGCAAACGGCGCATACATCGTGAGTAGCGCAAACGTTTACGCAAACGTTTCTTCTATTTCTACAGGCACCGGCGCAGGGTTTGAAATCGGTTCGCTGTCTGACACGGAAAGCGTGTTCCTTTTCACGGATCTACTTTCCGGAAACAATGTCAACGATATTCCTTGGGTTGATATGGTTATCTCCGGGGGCAACTCAAACGCCGGATTGATTGTTGGGACTCAGTCTATCACCTGCAACACTGCAACAAATGCAGTTACGGGGATTGGCGGCACTTTGTTCGAAACAGAACTCATTGTTGGCTCGGGTCTATATGATTCGTCGAACGTTTATCTTGGCACGGTCAATTCTATCGCAAGCAACACTTCTCTGACTCTTTCGAGTAATGCGTTGGCGAACGTTGTGACAGGCGTATTCAGCTACAACCTAGGACAATACGGATTTCCTAAAGACAACGCAATCGGCTACAATGGTATCATTGGCGATGCGTTGACATCAAACACCTTTACAATAGGAACGATTGCGTCGCTTACCGCGATCAACCCAGCTTCTGATTACAACAGAGAGCCATTCGTTCTTATTCGTAACGATTACATCGCGGGGTTCAATAGAAAGAACATAATCGTAGAGGTCACAAGTAAAACTGGTCTCTTCTCTATCAACGATTCTGTGACGCAGAATATTAATTCTCCTGCTGTGTCGATAGAATACAACTCAAACACGGGTTCTTTCACTGCTGGAGAAGGCGTGACCCAAAGCAACGGAAGTTCAAACGCATATGCTACAATCAGTTCTGTCGACTCGACGACCCTTGTATTACGTGACGTTAGCGGCACATTCAGAGCTAATAGTGCAGGCGGGGCTGGGGTGTTCGGTCTTACTTCAGGTTCTACTGCGAATGCAGATACGGTAAGTGCTTCTACGATAGCGACCGTCGCTAAAGGAACAATCGTTGCTCTGCCTAATTCTACAATCATAGAACTGAAGAGAACATCTTTCAACGAATCGTTCCAGACTGGTTCTACGCTCAATTCTTCTAGCGGAGGAACCGCTGTAGTCGTTTCAAGTTATCAGAATGAAAGCGCGAATGCTATGGGCGAAAACGCTGTCATCAACGCACACGTGTCTACCGCGAAGGGAATCGCTACTGAAGTTCAGGTCGTGTTTTCTGGATACGGTCATCAACCAAACGACGTCGTTGAGTTCGTATCGTCGAACAACCAATTCGCAATCACAGGTCTTGCGAACGTCTACAATCAAGGAATCGGTTTCGGGTATTGGAAAAATACTCAAGGCATGCTGAGTTCTGATAAATACATCTATGATGGAACGTATTATCAAGACTTCTCGTACGAAATTCAATCTAGATTGTCGTTGGATACTTACGCAGACATATTGAAACAGTTGGCACACGTTGTCGGCACTAAGATGTTCGGTAGAGTTAATATTAATTCAAGCACGATTAAACCTCTAACGCCGACATATTCTGCTGTTGAACAATACTACCAGACTGTTACGAGTCGCGCAGAATCTACGGTTATTACTAGAGGCAACGAAATAGTCCTACTGAGACAATAAGAGGCATAAATGGCAAACACATATATTTACAATCTAACGGACAGCTGGACAAACGCATCGGCACAATATACCGGTATCGGTATGGACGTTACCGACGGAGGTTCCACTGCGAACTCTGCTCTGATGAGCCTCTCATTGGCAGGAACGGTAAGATTTAAAGTGGGCAAGGCTGGCAACGTGTACGTATCAAATACGTTCAGCGTTAACACGACGAACACTTCTTATGCTGCTCAGGTCAAAGGCGATTTGCTGGTCGTCAACGCTACTACAAACACTGCGTATTTTGCGCCAAACGGTAATTTTGGCGTTGGGACCGGATCCCCTTCATACAAAGCTGATATTAGAGGCGGCACAAGATCTTATGGTTATAGAGGAGATGTAATCCCTCCTCCAACTCCAACCGTAACCACTTCCACTTCTGGCGGTACGGTTCCGGCTAATACGTATTATTTCAAAGTCGCATCAATTGACATTTTTGGTAACCAATCTTTACCAGGCACAGAAATAAGCAACACAACAACCGGATCTACTTCTACAATTAATCTAAGTTGGACAGCTCCAATAGGATCTGCTGCGTCTTATAGAGTTTGGATTGGTACGGCAGCAAACACTTATCCATCATATTTTACGACAACTACCGCAAACCTTTCAATCACGGCTCTGACCGGAAACGTTGCTGGCACTATTCCTGTTCACGATTTGACTGGATCGACATATATTCCGACAGCGCTAGGCATTGGAACTAATCCTATTTCGGGATCAAGAGTCTCAATTGCTGCTACCGATAACAGCGATACAACATACTACGCGCAAAGAACCGTTGCCACGCTTGCGAACGTTTCCATTTCTACAAACACAACTAAGGTGGGGTCGTACAACTTAGTCACTTCAATTTCTCAACAGAAGAATCAAAGCGGAACATCATATACCGGAAGTACTGTTACCGGCGTTCAGGCTGCAGTTTACAACGGCAGCTCAAGTACTGGCGGCGACGGGACTATTGGAATCGCTTACGGCTTGTTGTCTCAAGTGCAAAATTGGGCTAACGGCACTACGGCAAACTCAATAACCTCGGCGTACGGATTGCAATCTACAGTTTCTCCTATAAAGGGACCAATTTCTACTGCGGTCGGCGTCTATGGCTCGATCTCACAAGCAAACAGTACATACGCGAATATTACGACTGGGTACGGCGTTTTTTCTGTGATCAACGGAAATAATACAGGTGGTTCAGTCATAACCGCCGGTTATCTATATTACGGACAATATCAAAACTCGCTACCAACCAACGCTTATGGTACATACTTAACTGGCGAACCGAGAAACTATTTGTCAGGCAACGTCGGTATCGGTATCACCGTTCCTACAGCTAAACTTCATGTCAGCGGCAACGCAACTGTTTCTAGCAACACTCTGCTTCTAGGCACGTCATCAATCGTGTCAGGAGCCAACGGATATACATGGCTTCCAAATAATATCAAGCTCAATTTCGGTTGGGTTCAGGCGAATAGCTCTACTGGCAACGCTACATTCAACAGTGCATTTTCCACGGCTTGTCTTGCTGTTCACGTGACGGGTTTGTCCGGTACATCAAACGTCGCCTACGTTGAAGGTTCTCCGAACACTACAGTGGCGGTGATCAGAACTACTAGCGCTACGGCAGCAAACGTATCTTATATCGCTATAGGAATCTAATATGAGCGTTACGAATACAGCCATTTTTACTCTGCGACGCAATCTGTGGAAGGTTACTGAAAATGCCTCGAACAATGCGTTTTATATTTTCGCAGCCAAATCGACGGAATGGCCAAACGACAACTCGCCCCCAGCAATAGACAACTCTGTTGCCGAAATAGAACGCACGGTCCCTTCTGAAATTCTTTTTGGGGAATATATCCCTGAAAGTTTTATCAGCCTTGTAGTAAATCGCTACGATTGGGTTTCTGGCACTGTGTATGAGCCTTACGATGACGAAGATGCCTCTCTGTTTACTAGAGAATTTTATGTTCTTACGCAAGAATCAAGCCAATACCACGTATTCAAGTGTCTGAACAACAATGACGGCGCAGCCTCGACTCAACAGCCGTTGTTGTCCGAAACTTCAGCGGATGATGTTTATTATTCGACTTCTGACGGCTATCAATGGAAGTACATGTACGGCTTTGGTTCAACTCTGTACAACAGATTCGCTTCTTCTTCGTATATTCCCGTCGTTGCAAATACCGAAGTCACAGGCAATGCAGTATCAGGAGCCATTGAGACTTACAAGATTCAATCGTCTGGAGGCAACTACAACTCTGTAACCAACGGATACTTTACAGACGTTGCTATCGGTGGTAATGCGCAATATTTTGGTATTCAAGGTCCGGACACAACCGTTCTTACCGTCAGCGCGAATACGTTCACTATTGGGGAAACCGTGACTCAGGTCTACGGCGGCATCACAGCAAACGGCGTTGTAGTCTCAAGAGCCACAGCAAACTCTACGGCGAACCTTCTGACCCTTAGAAGCGTAAACAATATCTTCAACCCTTCCGCGAATATCGTAACAGGCGTAACGAGCGGCAACACAGGCGTTCTGTATGATGCTACGTCTCCTGATGTATCGTCTAATAACAATTTCTACAATGGTTGTTCGTTGTATATCGCATCAGGTACAGGCGCTGGTCAGATCGGCAAGATCGACCAATATCTAGTTATCGGCAACGCTCGCAGAGTTCTTCTCGCTAATGCATTTGTTACAACTCCGGATTTGACTTCGAAATATATCATCTCTCCGAGAGTTTATATTTCTGGTGACGGCACCGGAGCTTCGGCTCTTTCTATTATTGACCAAAACACGAAGAAGCTGACAGACATTAGAGTTATTGATCGCGGTAGCGGATATACTTACGCCAACGTGTCGATCTTTGGCAACACAGGCTCAGTTGCGATCGCGTCGAATAATGCCGTCGTTAGAGCAATCATTCCTCCTAGAGGAGGTCACGGTTACGACGCTGCTTCAGAACTGAATGCCGTCGGCGTTTGTTACTCAGTCAACTTCTCTAATACCGAGAGCGGCAAGCTTCCTGGGACAGGATCAGAATATAGAAGAATTGGGTTGATCGTTGATCCTCAATACGCAAATGTTCTTATCAACTATGACTACACGGTTGAACCAACCTTTGTTGTCGGAACGACAGTGCAAGGATCGCAATCGAAAGCTGCGGGTAAGGTGACTGCTTTCTATTCAGCGAACGCGACAGTGAAGCTCGGCAACGTTGCCGGCATCTTCTCATCAGGAGATGTTCTGACTTCGACATTCTCAAACGGAACTATTGACGTTGATGCAACAAGCAACGCTGTCGCAAATGCTGTGACCGGTTGCCCAACTGTGTTCAACAATAGAACACTTTTGGTTTGTTTGACATCAAGTCTATCCGGCGGCACATTCGCTGTTGGAGATAAAATTGTTCAGACAGAAGCCGGTATCGACAACGCATACGGATATATTCAAAGCCTAGAAACAAGCGGGTCAAACACACACGTTTATCTAACCGAAGTAAAAGGTACACTCCAGGCATCAGATACTCCAACAAGCACCTATAAATACATCTATGATGATGAAACAAGACAAACGAGAATTCAAGTTGACGAAATTGTTGCGCCGGATCTAGTTCCGTATACAGGCGATATTCTTTATGTCCAAAATATCGAACCTGTCACTAGAGACACTTCGCAATCAGAAACCGTTAAGCTAATCTATGGCTTTAATTAAGAGGTAAAAATGGGAATCGAAACCGATCTAAACGTATCGCCGTATTATGACGATGCAAATAACGCCATAAACGACAACTACCATCGTATTCTATTCCGTCCGTCGGTTCCTGTTCAGGCACGCGAGCTTACGCAGCTGCAGGACATCCTACAGAATCAGATCGAGCGTTTCGGTGATCACATTTTCGTTGCCGGCACAATCATCAAGGGTTGCAACTTCTCTTTTGATGACAGCTACGACTACGCTAAGATTCTTGATCTTCGTCCTCTTGACTCGCAGCCAGCGCAACCTTCCCAATATGTCGGTCTGCTTGCTTATGAACCTACGTCGAATCTTTATGCCGTTTGCTACAACTACGTCGACGGTTACGAGTCTCAAGACCCAAACCTTAAGACTCTGTACTTCAAGTATATCAACTCAGGCGCGAACAACGAGACTGCGTTCCTTTCCGGAACTCAGTTAGAGTTCTATAACACAACCAAGATCGCCGAAGCTAATAGCACAACGCTTGCAGCGAACCTCAACGTAACAATCGCATCTACAGCCAATGCGGTCGGCGTTGGTTACGCAATGACTGTATCATCTGGTATTATCTTCCAGAAGGGACACTTTGTCAAAGTTTCAAACAACACCACGGCTATTGTTGAAAAATACAGCAAGTCTCCGAACAACGTCGTTGCAGGCTTCCTAATTGAAGAGAACATCGTAACAGAACTTCAGGATGATAATCTTTACGATCCATCTATCGGTTCTACGAACTACAGCGCTCCGGGCGCACACAGACTTCAGCTCAACCCGACGCTCGTTGCTTACGCTTCAGACGAAGCTCCGGCGAACAACTTCTTCGCTCTTGTTGAGTGGGAAGATGGTAACATCGTTAAGTCATTCCAACAGACTCAATATTCAGGTCTAGGCAACGAACTTGCTCGTAGAACTTATGAAGAGTCGGGCGATTACTTCATCAAGCCTTTCAAGATCAGCATGGAGAATGCGAACGACACTCACAATTCGCTCGTCACATCTTCTGGTCTGGCTTATATCGATGGACATAGAGTTGAGCAGCTGAACAACATTCGCGTTCCTATTCGTAAGGGAACGAACGTAAAGAGAGCCAAGAATCAGGTTATCAGCACTAACTTTAATAACTCTATCCTTATCAACGAATACGTCGGCAACATTCCTTCAAACATAGGCGCTACAGTTTCCTTGAGAAGCCTTGCCGGAACCAATATCACATCTCGCGGTTACGGTTCTATCGCGGGTTCGGGATCTGCGATTGGTACAGCCAAGGTGTTCGCTGTTCAGTATGAATCAGGAACTGTTGGTACTGCTTCAGCAACATACAGAGTCTACCTGTCAAACATCAAGATGAATGCTGGCAAGAGTTTTAAAAACGTAAAGTCAATCTTTTATAACGGTACATACAAAGG